GGCACCACCGGCGCCTCCAGAACCAACAGTAAAGGTTAAAGTATCACCCGATACAAGTGATGATGATTGATATCTTTTCTTCAGGTATGCACCACCAGCACCACCATTCTGTGCATAGTAAGTTGGGCGAGCACCGCCGCTGTCCATAAGGCCCGCTCCGCCACCACCGGCACCCCACATCTCGATCTCAATGAACAGAGTTCCTGCTGGAATTGTAGCGTTCTGAGATCCAGTTGATGTGATGGTTTCGGTTGACAACAGTTGATACTGTCTCGTCGAAGCCGCTCTAGATACACCGATCATGAGAAGTTCAACCCACCCACGAATCCGTAAAGATTACCATTATATGTAACAAATGAAATTATATCAGTACCATTACCAGTCAGAGTAGGTCCGGTTCCTCCTGGCCACTTAATTGAGCCATGCCAAACAGTACTAGATCCCGTTCCACCATCAGTTAACAACAAAGTCATAGAACCGGCTTTACTACCACTTGGTGTCGGTACATTGCTTAATGAGAATGTATTAGTTCCGGTTCCAACCACGGTAGCTGTCTGAACATTACCATTATCAAAACTAAATGCAATACTTCCACTCACATTTCCATTGTTATAAACATCTTCGTGGTATCTTGCCGACTGCACCGTACCTGCACTAATTCCATTTGAAGCAGAAAGACCGGCAACATTTAATGTCAGAGAAGTCGTATCAACGGCACCAGTGAGACTATTGAAAGACTCTACATAATCACCGACCGGTCCAGTAGGACCAGTGACACCATCAGATCCAGCGGCACCAGTAGGACCAGTAACGCCAGCGGCACCATCAGATCCAGTAGGACCAGTGACACCATCAGATCCAGCGGCACCAGTAGGACCAGTAACGCCAGCGGCACCATCAGATCCAGTAGATCCAGTAGGACCAGTGACACCATCAGATCCAGCGGCACCAGTAGGACCAGTAACGCCAGCGGCACCAGTTTCTCCGGTAGCAGTCGATGCCGCAGTAGAGGATTGAGTGAAACTAAGCGAAACTATTTGACCGGCGGTAGGTCCATCATTTTCAAATCTATGACCCAATCCTTGAAAATTAAAGTTCGTACCATCATAAGTACCAGAGTTTATATCAAAAACTGCTTTTCCGGCAGTGTATCCACCGCGTGGAGCAGTAGCACCACTAAACCCTCTGGGAGATACGGTTAATGACCAAGATCGATCTCCAACGTACTCAGACCAGAACATGTTCTTGTTTCGTTGATCTCTATTGAATATATCAACTTTATTTATTTTCAGAGTAAACGCACCACCAGTCGCACCATCCGTACCAGTAGATGGTGAGGACAAACTGTTATACGAAATCATTCCAGCAGCAGGATCACCAGAACTAACTCCAATATACTCATAGTCGGCTCTAATATCAGTGACCAATGGATCTATAATAGAAATCGAACAAGTTGCACCAGATCCAATAAATGAAGTTATAGATTCTGATTGATTTGTGTTGAAAAAAGATTCAGAGTTTCTATTACCTATTGCCTGAGTCTCGCAGTTCTGAAACGCAGGAGATCCAACAAAGTCACCTATAGTAAATGTTGCAGTAGAGTTATCCGATAGATTCTGAAATACTAAGCTCACAGCTCCCTGTGTTTCGTATTTTCCATTAAAGTCTTCATACCAAGTTTCCACATTTCTACCAAAAGCATCGGTTTCGTGCATCGTCCACTCCCAACCATCAGTGGTCGAGAACTGTTTAATTCTACCTTTACCTGATCCACCACCTGCACATCCTAGAATAACTTCGTTACTAATTGTTATATACCAACTAGGACCAATACCTGATCCGGCCTTGAGTGAAATGACACCAGCGTCATTATCAGTGAAATCATCTGAATCAAAAGCGGCAACACCTTTCGTTGAACTATCGGCTTGTGCGTTTATTCCACCTATGTTTACATTATCTTGACCGTCACCACTAGTAAATTCCACTCCGTTCGAAACGCTTATACTTTTTACAACATTATTACTTGAAATCTTTGCAGCGGTTACAGCACTATTTGCGATCTTTGCGTTAGTTACGGAACTGGACGCAAGTTGATCACTTCCGACTGCGCCGTCTGAAATTTTAGCAGAGGTAACTGCGTCTACTGCTATTTTATCGGTGTCTACTGCTTGATTTGCCAAGTGTGATGTATCAATCCCGGAGTCCTTAACTCGCAAAGTGCCGGAATTGATCTCTATGGTAGAATCGTCTACGTTAACCGATAGATCGGCTGTACCACCCAAAGAAACTGTCGAACTTGTAGTAGAAAGTCCATCACCAGCATTAATTCTTACAGTAGATTTTGCAAGTTTAGTGTTACTAACTCCGCCATCTTTGAGTTGCAGTCCATTAGTTGCACTTATTTCAATCGTAGAGTCATCGACCTTTGCATTCGATTGAATGTAGGGAATACCAAAAAGAGTACCCTTCACAAACGAAACACTATTCGAATCACTCAAAACTAAAGTAGAGAAATCACCATTATAGTAATCACCCCCCTTTATTTCATCAGAAGCTGCACCTATTAATAACTTAGAAAAACCAGCATGACGTTGTATAGTTCCATCAGCAAAAGTAATACCACCACCAAGAGTGATACCACCAAGGAAAGTAGATCCACCATAAGCAGAAATACCAGCAACATTTAGAAAAGCGTCGGGGTCAACAGAAAATGTCTGACCAACACCTACAACAAAAGTGCTTAGATTTAATCCTGTTCCGCCGTAATATGTGTTTCCCCCGCCAGAGGCAGCACCGGCGGGGCCAGTTTGAACTCTTTCCCAAGTTGCACCATTAAAAACATAACTCGTGAAATCATCTATATTGAAAACTCGGGTTCCAATAGTACCATTAGCAAAAGTTGTAAGATCGCCGGTGTTAGCAGCAGACATTACGACTTCCCAAGTTATACCTCGAACTTCTCTGTCTTCTTCCTGAATACATTCGATAATGTCACCAGTCCCTACACCTGTTATAGTTCCGTAGTCGGAATGCAAGGTGTAGGGATTGGTGACAATGTATCGAGTAAACTCATCAAGGGATGGAGCCCCGGCAGGCTGAAATCCTTGAACTCCATTATTTACATCAAAATGATCTAAAAGAAAGAAGAAACCGGGAGTCTGAACATTTTCATCTCTATTTAATTGCTTTATTGTAGAAGCAAATTCAATTGGCATTATGCAACCTCACCATTATTTGAATCATTCAGTTTTATCTAGGTCAAATGTTACTGTATATCCAACACTGTTACCGATGTTGGTCTGATCTGATCTCCAGATCAGATATGGTTCAGAGAAGGACGCAGAGTTCGTGTAAGTTGATCCAGATACTCCACTAACCAGAGTAAAGGAACTGGTTGCATCGAGTCCACCCGGTTCTGAGAATCTATAGTAATCTAGATAGTGACCGATCTGGCCTCCACTCTTATTCATGTAGGAAACTGGAATAGCGTAGTAGACATACTGTTGACTTATTGTATTCCATGTTACTTCATCACCACTCTTGAGATTACTCTGTGTTTTCAGATTAATACCAGAAGTAGCAATATTAATTGCGGAAGGATCACCTGGCGCGTCAGGTCTGCGAATAGATCCGAGATTAGAACCATTAATATTAGCGTTCGCAGTAACTCCAAAGATTCTGTGGTTGGCATATGTTAGATTAAAGTTCACATCGTCTGATGCGCCGTTTGCAGCAGTACCACTTCCAGACAAATCTTTGTTACCTGTGTATGGATACGCACTGATGGAGGGCAGATCAAGCACAACCGGAACACTTCCTTCACTGAGATCAATATAAGCCTCTTTGCCTCCATTTGCTAACGTCATACCGCGATCAATTTCACTACCGGAATCTGTATGTGAAAAGTAAGAGAAACTAGCGCCTACGGCAGGAACTTGTGCAAAGAATTCAAGTTTCGCCCATCTAGTGTTGGAGTTGTCACTCAATGTAAATCCTTGGCCATCTTGTTGCATAAGAATGGTAGAAGAAGTGATCTCCGAAGGATCGACTGGATCCCATGAAAATGTACTTCCCAGTGCCATTCTCTTGATACCGAAACCAAGTTCGGCGTCACTAAAGATATCATAGGGTCTTAGATAATCGAATGTTGTACTTCCGTCATCTAGAAGAACTAGTATCTTCTTTCCTACACCGGTCGAGGTCGAGGAGAGATTAGGAGAAGTGTGTGTAATTCCCTGAGAATTTTCTCCACGAACGTCAAATTTGGTGGTAAATGTAGTTCCTGCACCACCGTCCGGTTGACCGATTACCTTCAACACACTACCGGGGGAGTTTGACTTGAACAACAAGTCTCGGGGATTTGATGTGGAGGTAAGTACCCCCTCGGCAGTTACACCGACAAGACCAACATTACCCGTAGCACCAACAGCACCATCATTACCCGTAACACCAGCAGCACCAGTATTACCTACAGCACCAGTATTACCCACAGCACCGGCGGCACCTATATTACCATCTCTTGTCAAGAATACTCTAGTACCTTGACCATTAGTAATCAATCCACCACCGAAAGTAGAACCAACAACACTTACAGTATATATTTGACTTCCGGAAGTAGATACAGAGTCGTATCGAGCAGCAGTTATTACTGAAGGATCATCATCCCGTGTCCACTGGATTGTACCAGAAGAACCGGCATTAGTGAACATCGATTCGACATTAGCAGCATTAGAGGCCGTACCACTAATCTGAATACTAGTAGCGTTGATATACTTCCATTCACCAGCACCCAATACACCGGTCGTATAATCAAAAGGCAAACCAGCTGGAGCACCAACATCACCCGTCACACCAGTTTGACCTTGAGGACCGTCCACACCCGTCATACCAGTTTGACCTTGAGGACCGTCCGCACCCGTCATACCCGTCATACCCGTCATGCCGGTCATACCAGTATTACCAGTATCACCCTTTTGACTAGCAGTACCCTGCGAACCTTGTGGTCCAGTTGGTCCCTGAGCACCTACGTTAAGTGCAACCCAACCCTCGGCATCCCCGAGATATGTCAGTTCAAGACCAACATCAATATTAAACCACTTGTCACCAGTAATTGCAGTAGAGGGGGCATTGTTACCATATTCATACCTATACGGAACTTCCTGAGTTAGTCCTGTTGGGAACTGGATATAATTTCCAGTTTCACGGAGAACAATGTCTCCCGTAACTTCAAGAGATCCGGTGATACCAAGTCTTGTTGTGGATATTCTTGTTATCTGGTTATCACCAGTTGCCTCACCCGCTGCATTTCTAAACAGATAAGAATTTTCTGCACCACCCACTCGACCAGAACCAAGTTGTTCCCAAGTATTCCCCTGATAACCATAGAAAGTCGAATCAAGTTCAGAGAATACAATGATACCCTTTTGACCATATGGGGTCTGTGACTGTTGTCCACGATTTGCATTACCCGTGTTTCCAGCGGAAACTAAAATTTCGTATGTAGCACCAACAGTACCGTCAAACTTAGGAGTGGTGTCTCTTCGACCAAACTCAACTACTCTGACGATATCACCAGTACCAACCGCACCAACTTGGCCAGGAACACCAAGGTCAGCAGTAATTGCTGGGTGGAGACTGTATGGGTTATCTACGATAAATCTTATGTTAGCGGTTAGACCAGTTACACCTACTGCGTTAATAGGAGTAGCCTGATCAAGCCCCAGTTCAGAGGACTTACCAGAAATTACATGATTAATATCTGCTGAATCAACAGCAAAGAAAAAGTCTTCTTTGGTGACATTTTTCGTTCTATTAAGTTGCTTGAGAATATCTGGTATTCTAAATGGCATCTGATTCCCCTGTTGTTGTTTCTATGACAGTACCGTAAATATGTATGTGACGTTTCCTAAACTACTAGAGGATGACCTAACAATTTGGTAGTTTTCAGTAAATCCAAGTTCATTCGTATGACTGACATTTGATTGAACTTGAAATGAATCTGTAACTGGTGTTGCTGGTAATCCCTCTCCTAAAAATTCTGCTACCGAAATGGTTGTTCCTCTTGCGGTTGGATATGCAAAATAAGCATATTCATTCGCATCTACATCAAAAGCCACTTGTACACCATTTCCTAAATCAGTTCCTCGTTTTAGTTCTGCGGTAAAACCGGAAGAATTTAACTCAGAACCACCAATATTCGCCCCAGCAGTTGACCCAAAGTAAGCGTTATTTGGGAACCTGAGAGTGTAAATAGCGGTATCACTATTTTGATCGGAACCCGTAGCTCTGACCGTTATATTTATAGAATTATCACTTTGTGCCGGATAAGAAATGGACAAGTTATTTGTTGATAATGTCGTATATGGATCTGATAAGACATATTCTGTAGTACCTACAAAACTACTAGAAGATATTTTAGCAGAGACAGGTTGAGGCGAAGGAGATCCTGCATATGCGACTGTGAAGTTTGACCCTATATCACTTAGAGTAGTACCGGCTGCATCAGTACCAATAAGAACATTCTTACTACTAGAAGAACCAATTTTCAGTGATGACACATCAAAGACAAAATCAGAGTTCTTGAATACATCTTGGACTTTTATATATTCAAACCCCACATCACCATCATCCTTTAGAACTAAGAATTGTCTACCATATCCATCAGTATCACCAGATAAATTACTAAAATGATTTCCCGGAAGATTATGTTCTAGAGTAGTACCAGATGCACCCGTGATTGAGTGAATCAGCTTAGCTACCCCACCAGCAGACCCCTCTATATTTACATTTAAAACTTCAGTGGAACTACCAAAAATAACATCGGCGGGACTGCTTATCAGACTCCCACCGGAAACACCAACGTCTATACCACTAGAGGGTGCAATAACCGAAAGAACAGCATCCCACGCATAACCATTCCATTTCCAGCTTCTAGTACCGGAAACGTAAGTTTGATTTAGGGTTGGTGATGGGGGGAATGATAAAGCCATTATATTCTTTCTAATTATTGCGGATGGGGTTGCACCCACACATCGTTATATCGAACATACATTTTGCCTGTAGTAATTACAAACCAAAGATTTCCATCTACAATTGTATTGGTAAGACTTGGATCCGAACTACTAACAAAGACTAAAAAATTGGACTTATCTTTTAACTGAACAGTTAATACTTTTCCTGCTCTTGTTGCTGCGAAATCGTTCTTGTCGAAATCAATTTCTTCTACGGTTTGTTTATCCACCTGATCAGAAGAAACAATAATTTCTTTTTTGACCACAAGTTTTTCTTGAGTCACGCCCCTCTCAAACCTAGAGAATGGAATTTGTTCGGAATCCTCGAAGAGTCCAAGAGTTCCATCCTCATTCAGTCCGATAGTAGGAAGCGTAGAATTTTCTGCTGTAATATTAGAAGTTGCCAAATCACTCAATGTAAGAACAAGGGACTCTACATTATCTGTGAGCCCACCCAGTTCATTTTCTAATTCAGCAATGGTCTTAGCCATTAAATATTCCAGTCACTAAAATTCTTTTCCTTTGAACTAAACTTATCATCAAAATTTGAACCATCGAATCCCGAACCGTTCTTTGTTGCCTCTGTCTGATTACTTTGCGATAGTGTAACGTCTTCTTCCGTGTCGAATAATTTCATCTTTGCTCTATTTATTCCAACTAAAAACTTCCGATTTGCCGCGGCGTCATTATATCGATTTTTAAGTTGTTTTACCATTACAACCCCCATTTCATCCAAGTCTTCTGTGGCAACCAACGCAAACATAAAGTCTGCGGTTGCTGGTAGTCCGAAAGACTCCGAAGTGTCCGTCAGATCAACATCCGTACTCGAAAAACCTTGTCGATTTGTTTGGGTGGCGGTAAACAACGGAACATCATATTCTACTGCTAAGCCACGAAGTTCCTCCGCAATGGATTTAATAAGCGTGTATGAATTAACCATGCCAGTATTTTTAAATCTAGCACTGGCACATATATTTAGGTAATCTACAAATATGATATCTGGAACAAAAGACTTTTTCAGCTTTAATTCTTCAATTAAGTGACGGAAGTGATTTACATTTGCAGTCGCGGTTGGGTATTCCTTAACAATAAGTTTACCCTTGACCGTTGATTTGATCTTCTCGATCTTCTTATCATACATCATCTTGGGAAGTTGTTTCAGATCATCCAATTGAATGTCCATAAGATTCGCATCTATTCTCTCCGCGATTCTTTCTTCAGCCATTTCACATGTGATGTATAGAACATTCTTTCCTTGTGTCAAACAGTTTGCTGCATGATGACACATGAAGAGAGACTTACCAACACCAGTTCCGGCAAGACAAACATTGAGTGTCTTACTCGGTGTACCACCGGCAGTGATGGTGTTGAAATACTCTAGATCGAAGGAGGTTCTACTTTCGACTTTGTGGTAGAACTCGTATCGTTCGTCGGAGTCTTCGATGTAGTCGTGTCCGATGTGGGCGTCGAAGCAGACGGAGAGGGCATCTGAAAGGATACTTGGGATTGCATTCTCTGTCTTTGACTTTGATTTGCCGTCAATGATGTGGATCGATTCCATGATCGCATTGTATACCGCCTTATCTTTACAGAATTTTTCAGTGGTGTCGTATAACCAAGAGATTTCTTTCTCTTTTTCTGCGTTTGAACATTCTTCTACAATTTCACATACCCGTTTAAAGGCATCCTCACTTAAAGTCTTGTCATCACTCAGAGCAATAATCAACGATTCTTTTGAAGGCTGACTATTATACTTTTCAATATAAGAAACTACATGGTTTAATACTGTCTTTTCGTTATCATCATGAAAGTAAGATTTTTCCAGAAACGGAAGAACCTTTCTCGTGTACTCTTCATTCGTCAACAGTTGAGAGAGTATCAGTCTCTCCACCGTCAAGTTTAACATACTCATTTGTCTGATCCTCACTATACTTGTCGTTAAGAAATTCCATTATAATGTCCCCGACTAACTTCTTCAAGTGTTTAGTTTCTTTTTTGTTGTTAGGGTTTTCTAGAATTTCAAATTCATACTTAAACGTCATCTGGTCTTCGCCTTCGATGGGTTCAAACCCAACGCGACCAATAAGAAAAACGATGCCGTTGAATTTCTTTTCCAAAATTCGAACGGCGAATCGATCTTCTTCATGAGGGATCAGTTGATACTTCGGTTTCTTCGGTGTGTGACCCATACTTGAATTCCTTTCCAACTGCTTCTTCCAGTTGGCTCATGATGTCTTCAGTAAAATACTTTTCTGGATTCTTGTAGACTGACTTCTCAAATGCCTTTGTTCCATCAGGAAACTCCAGTCGAGTAGAAACCTTCTTGATAATTTCATATTTAAGGGCAATGTCAACCAAACCGTAGTATGGATGCAGTCCCTCTTCATAATTAAGCATGACATCAATCATTGAGTTCTCTTTAGTCAATCGAGACTTGAACAACTTGCAATGAATGATGTTACCGATCACATCAGTACCTTCTTTAACCTTCTTCTTTGAAAGATAAACAATCGTAGAAGCGGCATACTTTAGTCCAGAACCACCACCCATAGTCTTGGTGGGGAACATGGAACCAACAACGTCATATGTGTGATTGGTCATGATGAGTGGAATACCTGCCTTGCCCAACTTAAGAGTAAGAACACGGAATGTGGCCTTTACCAGTTGAGCGCGAGTCATGTCTCTGGTTTCCTTACCATCAGCAGTGTCGGTCATTTCCTTACTCGTCGAAAGCATCCCAAGAGAATCCAGAACGACCAATACAGGCTTCTGTTCTGATTTCTTCTGTTCTAGATGTTTGTCTACGATCGTGATAGCCTGATGTCGAAATTCTTCAACGGTACTGACAGGAAAGATAGCGATCCGGCCGGGGTCGATGCCCCGGTCGCGGATCATATCAGATGTAATTGCCTGTTCAGTATCAAAATAAAGAACTACTCCATCGGGACGATCTCGTAGAAATCGATGCACAAGTGAAAGTGCAAAGTACGTCTTACCAGTTGCAGATTCTCCTGCAAGAGCAGTAATCTTGTTGTCTGGAATACCTCCATACAAAGACCCACTCACAAGAGCGTTGAAACTGTAAGATCCAGTATCAACAAAACCAGTAATGTCACTTCCTTCGATCCCGTCATCTGCGATAACAGCATACTTGTTACCAGAATTCTTTACAATGTCACTGAGATAACTCATAGATCAGGGGGCTCCAATTACGCCGGCAACTTCCTGAACTTCCTTGTTAGGAACAACAAGTTTAGGAGCATCACTGTGGACTCGTTCAAACTCGGAAGCGAGTTCCTTATGAGCTCCGATGACCCAAGCAACAACCTTCTCATCAAGAGTAATGGTGTTGTCATAGTCTGCGTAAGGCATCCACGGAGCCAGACCGATGTTGTTCTGACCAGTAGGAACGATCAGACAGGGGAGGGTAAGAGTGTGCGTGCCACCCTCACCAGAGTATTCGCAGATGAGTTCTTCACCTGACATCAGACGCACGATGCGTACATCTTCAACATTAATTTTCTTCTTTTCAGCCATTATGTTCTCCTTAAATGAACAATGATTCTAGACTAGAAACCTTTTCAGTCTTCCATCCTATCACATTTAGAATAGAAGTCAAGGGATCTAAAAAACTTTTCTCGAACTGTGTGGTGTAATCCACATACTTCTTATCGACCAAATCCACTGGATATCTTGAAACAAAAGATATAACTTGATCACCTTTTGATCCACAGATGGGATTCTGTTCCTTCAACATAACAAACTTGACCTTCTCACCTTCGTTGATCAATTGATACTTACGATCAAGGTTGTTCTTTTTGATGTAGTGGTTGTAGAGCAATGCACCCTTCACTGCAATCGGTGTACTCTTCTTGTAAATGCTAGAGGAGTCAATGTATTTAGTCAAGTTGCTGACACTTCGGGGGAAAGCAATGTCCTCCACATCAAGATTCATGAACTCGTCTTTTCGATTTGCAATATAATCGATAAGTGTTTCTTCGTTTTCATTCATGATAATTCGGATCGACTCCTTCAACCAATCTCGCACAACTTGTGGCGTGGAGGATCGAGTTGTTTCGATACCCATGATCTTTCTCTTCGGTGGATCATATCGAACCCCCTCTGAATCATGCACATTGAGCATGTATCGTTTCTTCGCAGTCCAAATGCCCACATCTGCAATCACTTCTCTCTCCATTACCATCTTGTTATCATACGCATTCATAAGCGTACAGAGTTCTTCGTACTTCTTGTCGATGAATGGTTGAATTATCTCTCTGCATGATTTATCAAGAAACTCCACCACCTCTCTATCAGATTTACCATCACCAAGAAAATGATCAACAAGCCCGCCAAGCCGGAGATACACAGAGTCAGTGTCCGATGCAACCACATAATCAACATCCTTTGTCTTTAGTGTTTGATTTAAAAATGAATTCAAATGATTGATGATCCAACGAATACTAAGTTGTCCAGACAAAGTAATTGCTTCCGCCATCAACACATCATAATACCGAAACCATTCATTACCAATCGCACCATAAGCAGAGTTCAGTTGAATCTTACGAACCTGTTGGAAGTTATGAAACTTTGCAATGTCATAATCCAACTCCTTGTTGTTTGGATCCTTCTGCTTTTGTTTCTCGCATTCGATCATCTTCTTCTTGTACATCTTGCGTTCTACATACATCTTCTCCATCAGAGCAGGCAAGAATCCCTGATTGTCCTTAGAGTAACAACTACCATTCGCGGCAACCGAATACCCTTCTGACTTGAACTCCTCGATCTTCTCGAAAGTTCCCTTTGCATAAAAATTATCTGGACCATTCAGAATATTGTTCGGACCAATACCAAATCGACTATCTTCCGACATCGGGACTAATGTCTCTGGACTGATATTGTATTGCATGATCAAATGTGGATACAGTGAATTCAAGTCAAAGGAAACAACCCAGTCATGACGACCAACAATTGGTTCCTTCACATAGGCACCAGCATACTGTTCGTTCTTACTCTGCCCCTTCTTCTGGGGAATCACGATGTTACGTTCATTCAGATAATGATAGATGATCTGATCCCAAGTACGAACTTGTGAATAGACATCCATAAAGTTCACCTTGGCAGAATAAGCCAACGCAACGGCAAGTTCCATCAACTTGAGTTTCTCTTCGAGTCGTTTGACCAGAACAGTATCTTGGTAGTTGTATTGGACGAACTTGTTAAAGTCCTGTCGATAGAACTCCGCGATGTTATCGAACTCCTCATACGAGATCTTCTTCTCACCGAGTTCAATACTGGCAATATGATCCAGACGATACGACTCCTGACTGGTGTAAGTAAAGGTCAAGTAAAGTTCGTAGTAGTCAAGAGTGGCAATACCAAGCAACTCATAGGCTGTCTGTTCACGATTCATGCGAACAACAGTTCGTTCCTTGATTACA